ACTCTGGAGGTACAGCATCTGCCTTCGGATCGTACACGCCGGGGTAGTACTGCCGTGCAGGATCTTTGGCTACGTTGACGATAATCACGTCCATGTAGTCCTTGTCGTTACGCGCGACTTCTTCCCCACCTACCACGCAGCGGAACTTCCGCCCACGGATAGAGATACGCTTGAGTGTAGAGCCCATGTTTCCCATAAGGCTCTTGGTAAGCTCGGACTGCGATTCACGAATGTAGTCCGGGGTGTTGGTCAGACTGAATGTAACCAGCTCGTTGCTCATGTTTGCTCCTATTTACGTCTTACTGTTACTACAAATTCCCGCTCGACATTGAGCCCCGGAGGGTGTGCCTCTGGGTTTTCTTCTAGGAAATTCTTCATATTGGTTTGGTGCAGTCGCTTTTCCAGCAACTCAAACGCGCCGTTATCTCTGATGAATGCGTACATGGACTGCCAGTCGTTAGTCCAGAACTTGGACTTGACCGACCGCATGACGGTGCCTGCACTTGTATTGATGCTGTTCGCACCAATGTCTTTGCAGATCGTCTGCAACTCATCAGAGATCGCGTTGAGGTGTACGGTAAGTTCCGCTACCTGCTCATCGGCTCGCCGTTTAACGTCGGCGATCTGGTCGCGTATTTTGATATACGCAGACACAAGGTCTTCTGTCGTGTAGTTGTCTTCCATCGTGTGTTCCCGCTTGTAGGGAGAGCCACGATACCGCTCTTGGTTTACACTGTCAAGCGGAATGTATCTCTTGTTTGTATAGGTCGATAAGTTTTGTGTGGTCGAGCAAACGCCCCTGCAACGCCGCGTATACTCTACGCTCAATCTGACTGCCGTGTATATGCACGATAGTCATTGGGTTGGTTTGACCGTTGCGGTCAATACGTGCGTTCGCTTGTAAATATATTTCTGTAGACGTTACCGGAGAGTACCAGATAATAGTATCGGCAGCGGTTAACGTAATACCGTGCGCCGCAGCAAGCGGTTGGATAATCAAAACTCTTGGGTCTGTAGCCGTTTGGAAATTGTGAATGATGGTTCCACGGCGAGACATAGGGACATCCCCGGATATGATGTCCAGTGAGATTCCTTCGTTCGTCAGATACTCTTCAAGTCGTTGGATCGTGTGGCGATACGGTACAAACACCAGCACTTTGTTACTGGCCTCGTCGATGACTTCTTTGACTACTCGCAACCGGTTGCTAACGTCGAACATCAACACGTTCTTGTCGTTGGTATATACCGCCCCACCGGAGATCTGCATGAGCTGATTGAAGTTTACAGCCGCATTCGCCGACGTAATCTCTTCGTCCCCGGACTGAAGGAGAAACTCCTTCTTCATTATCTCGTAGTACTTCTTCTGTTGCGGAGTCAGCGGAGCTTCACGGTCTACGTACGTGACGGACGGTAGGTCTAAGCATTCCTTCTTTGTGAACCTGATAGCTGGCTGCAACGCGGCATGCACTCGGTCTGCGGCCTCTGGTTTGGGGATCCATTTGAATCGGGTGAGCTGATACATTACCGACTCTTTGAACGTAGTAATGAATTTAGGCACGTTGTCTGGCACGCATAGTTTAGCCAACCCGTACGCATCAACCGGCGACTGGGCAGCGGGGGTGCCGGTCATCATCCATAGCCACGTCTTTGGCGTGACTAGATTCCTCATAGTCTTCCATCGCTTTGTGGACGCGCTTTTATAGCTGTTAGCTTCATCAATAATAATGAGGTCGAAGCCACCCCCTGCGATTTCTTTTTCTACGATGTCTACACCATCGTAATTAATCACAACGTAGTCGTAGTCCCCCGCGATGATAGCTCTACGCTTGTCTCGGTTCCCGTGTGCGATACCCACGGTGCGATGCACAGCGAACTTGAATAGGTCAGCTTCCCACGCCGCTTGCATGATGGAGAGCGGGCACACTATTAGTACCCGCTTGATATACCCAGCACTAATCAGGTAGTCAGACGCCCAGATCGCCGACGCTGTTTTACCGGTACCCTGCTCGTTGAAACAGAACCCACGCGAGTGCAGAGTCAGAAACTCTGCCGTCGTTTTCTGATGGGCCATAGGAGGAAACACTCCGGGCCAATCGTAGTCCCGAGAGATGGGCGAAGGTACGTTCTTGATACGCAGTCGGCGCAGCATCTGCGCTTCGGCTAGCTCCCAATCGACCGCGACTTCATGAATGTCTTCTTCGACATTTACTACTTTGCTGTTTGGGATAGCATCGGTGATGCGATGCGGATTTCTAGTCCGGATGATTAGTTGTTTGTTGTCTACAATTTGCATAAATTAGTGTAGAAGACTCTCAGGGTCTCTAGAAATTTTCTTTGCCTCGGCGATAGCCAGCCCCATGAGTTCAGAAAACTGGGCAGCACTTACACATTGGTTGATTACTACATCATTAAGTAACTGCGCAGCCTTGACGATGTGCGGGTTTTGTATTTCTGAGGTACCTTTATAAACCTGCATCAAATGCCCTAACGCCAGCGCGACGTGTTCGACCATCACCAAAAGATCTGCTTCCAGCTCGTCCATCTCATTCACTTCTTTTTCTTCAGTCACGGCGGGATTTCCTCGTTGGTTTGTTTACCTTTACCGTATGATCAGAGTTCCGGGAAAAACTCCTGTTGTTGCTCGGCGTAGTAAGTTTTAAGTTACCTGCACCGTTACTGCCGCCCTTGGATAGCGGGACCACGTGATTTATGTCCTTTCCCTTTCTATCTACTCCCTTCTTATCCATCTGATACCTAGCCTGCGCCCGCTTCTTCCGTGTCGGCGCTTCTCCGCGTTCTAGCTGCTGCTGGTATTCTTTCTTGTACGGCCTTGGCTTGTTTACGTATGGCATATCAGAACCTCCCGTTATGCTCGCAGTCGGTGACGGGGCACCACTTACGGCAAGTAAAATTAGGGCTTGCGTTCCAGACCCCTGACTCAAATGCTTTCTCTAGTCGTGACGTAGGTATATCCCATTTGCTCCAAATTTCATTTAAGTGCAATCGGTCAACGGTAACTGTGAGAAACTCTTCTGACACAAGAAACAGTAACCCGGCTTTTATCTTAGTGATATGGGGGAAGTGAGCAAACGCAGCGAGCGATAGGATCTCCAACTGACTGGTGTCGGCGTAACGCGCGCTCTTCCCAGTCTTGTAGTCAACTATAAACCCTTGGGTTCCGTCCTTTGGCATCACCATGAAGTCGGCTATGCCCCTCCACCATGCCGCCTCGTCTCGGAACCCGCAGGCTTGCTTATCTTTAGTAAGCCCCATTTCGTACTCGAAATACTTTTCTCCTTCTATCTCCAGTACGGAATCTATGTGGGGTTTGATGAACCCATACTTACTAGGTATGGGAGTGCCATCGCGTCCGTAGTCTTCCGCTGCTTTGTGTACTTCCTTTCCATAGATTAGATGCTCTGCATCGGGCTCTATGATGTCTTTAGTAACACGAAGTCTGTAATACTTTCGAGGACACTGCTTGAATAACGACAGCGAAGAATAGGACCAAGTTACCATGAGCTACCAATCAGGCGACATGTTTGCGGCGAATCTAGCATTCGTAAACCCAAGCTGCGTTGCCCACGGCTCTGGGACAAAATACCGGATTCTGTGATCGTATACTTGGCCCGTCTTGATATTTACAACGTACGTTTTTACCGCTGCTTTCTTCCTATCGTTAATATTAGGAGAATTCGGATTACCTCTCCAATCAGACCACGGGTCCGGGGGCGTATCCGTCACCGAGTACACAGCATTACGTGGCAGCAAACCCGCGTGCAGATAGGCGCACTCCCATGCTTCCTTGTTGGCTTCCTTTGGACTAGGGAAGCGGTACCCCTGTGCGGCTGATCCCCCTGTAACGCGGGCCAACATAGGCTTGTAAATGGTATCGAAGAAATACTTCGCATCTTTCTGATACTGAGTAAGTGGGATAGTTTTAGTAACTACGTTCATCATTTAGTCCTTTCATTGATGTCGGCCCATTCATAAAGATGGGTAAGAGTTGTAACCATGTTAGATACCGTATCCTTAATCGTCCGATACGCTTGAGCGTCGTCCTTCACCACTCCATGCAAGCAATACTTTTCCAGATCAACAATGCGCTTTTTTAGCTCGACGATATACACCGAGTAATCTCTAACAGTCTCCATAGCTTGCTCCGATACCATATTCGCAATTTAATGGAAGCCCCTCAGCCCATACCGGAGGTCGCCTCATACATGATTCTATGTAGTCGGCGGCAGTCTGTGCCTCAGCTTCCGGAACTACGCAGGCGATAGCATCATGCACTGTCATTACTACCTTGTACTTCCTCGCTATCCAAGTCATCTGCTCGGCGATGATGCACCGCGCTACTGCCTGACATAAGTTTTCTACAACCTTCCCACCGTAGATCTTGGTTCTGCCCTTCCTCGTGGCGTAGGAGTAATCCCCGTTGATATCAAGCGAAAGGTTTGGGTAAGACAGATAGAACCCACTCGGTAGTAAGAACCCATTTTTGGTCAATGTCAACGCTCTCGGCTGAACTCCGATAGGAAGCACCTCCCCGTGCATCATGGCCTCCAAACAGTGTTGCGCTTGCCGCCACAACTGCGGAATCTTGGGGTAAGTTTGACGGTACGTATTGATGATCGCGCTGGCCTCTAGCTCGCTTAGGAATACATTAGACTGAGCAACCTGCGCTTTGAATTTCACCGACCCCATGCCATACCCGCACCCAAGCACCACGGTCTTTCCCATGAACCGCTGTGATGAGGATATGTTTTCTGGTGCAGTCTGGTAAATCTTGGACGCCATGATCTTGTACGGGTCGTGTACCATCTCATTTTTGGGTACTCCGGCTAGGATCTCGGCGTTGTTCTTCTCAAATACCTCTACTAGATCTTCCTGCCCCGCAAGCCATGCCAGCACGCGAGCCTCAATCTGAGAGGAGTCAGAGTCGATAATGACATGTCCGGGAGG